CGACTGGCTTGAGGCCCGCAACTAGCATGGCCCGCGTATCAGCGATCCAGACGAACTTCACGGCTGGTGAGGTCAGCAACAAACTTTATGGCCGGCCCGATCTGGATAAATATAAAAACGCGGCCGAGATTCTTGAGAACGCGATCATATTCCCGCACGGCGCCGCCCACCGGCGCAGCGGCACCCAGTTCATCAAGGAAGTCAAAACCTCTGCCGACGCCACCCGGCTTTTCCCGTTCGAATTTTCGACCACGCAAGCCTATGTGATCGAGGCCGGTGACGAATACTTTCGCTTTTATAAGGACCAAGGCTCCATCCTTGAGGCGACTAAAACGATCAGTGGCGCCACCGCGGCCAACCCGGTGGTTGTGACCGCCTCAAGCCACGGCTATTCGAATGCCGACGAGGTTTACATCACTGGCGTTGTCGGAATGACGCAACTGAATGGCAAGTATTTTTTGGTCGCCAACAAAACGACAAACACGTTTGAACTGACCGACATCGATGGCACCAACATCAACGGCGGCGCATACACGGCCTACGCATCGGCCGGCACGGCGGCGCGGGTCTACACGGTGACCAGCCCCTTTGACAAGACCGACCTGACAACCATACAATTCGCGCAATCCGCCGACGTGCTGTACATGGCACATTCGTCATACGCTCCGCGCAAGATCGAGCGTACCGGGCATACGTCATGGACGGTCACCACCATCAGTTTTGAAGACGGCCCCTATCTGGATGAGAACACTACCGTGACCACGATGACGCCGGGTGCGGTCACCGGCACGGGCGTTTCTTTGGCGGCGTCGGTGGTCGGTGGCATCAACGGCGGCGACGGATTCCAGACCACCGATATCGGCCGGCAAATACGCATCGGACATCAGGCAACGGAGTGGGCGTCATCGACGGCGTATGCCGTTGACATTGTCCGCCGCAACAGCGGCAACGTCTATAAATGCATCAAGGCTGGCACGACCGCCAGTTCTGGTGGCCCAAGCGGAACCGGCGATGAGATCGTGGACGGTACTGTCACATGGAAATTCATATTGGATGGCGGCATCCACTGGGGATATGCGACGATAGCGTCACGGGCATCGACCACGTCCGTCACCATCGACATCGTCAACGACCTTGGCGGCACCGGTGCAGTGACCAAGTGGCGCCTTGGCGCGTGGTCCGATACATCCGGTTACCCGGCGGCGGTTGCCTTCTACGAACAGCGGCTTTTCTGGGCCGGCTCGACCGATAAGCCACAGACGATGTGGGGTTCGCGCTCGGCGGATTATGAGAACCATACGCCGGGTGTGCTAAATGATGACCCGGTGGTTTATACGATAGCCACCGACCAGGTCAACGTCATCAGGTTCTTGAACCCCGGCACCGTCATGGTTGTCGGCACCGCCGGCGGCGAGTTCATCGTCAGTGCCAACAGCCAGAACGATGCGCTGACGCCGACGAACGTCAGGGTGGTCCGACACGGCACCCGAGGGGTACATACATCAAATTCAATCCGCATCGACAATGTGGTTCTGTTCATCCAGCGGCAAAAGCGCAAACTGCGCGAGTTCGTTTACACCTTTGCAAGCGACAGCTACCTGTCGCCCGACCTGACCTTGCTGGCGGAACAGGTCGGCCGCGGTGGCATCGAGGACATCGTCTTCGCCCAGGAACCCGACAGCATAGTCTGGGGATACCGAAACGATGGGCAGCTAATTGGCATGACCTATCTGCGCGACCAACAGGTGGTGGGCTGGCATCGGCACCTGCTGGGCGGTTCGTTCTCGACCACGACACATGGCGTGGTCACATCCATAACGTCGATTCCCGGCACCGCCCGCGATGAGGTATGGGCAATCGTGAAGCGTACTATCAATGGCGCGACCCGGCAATTTGTCGAACTGCTACGGGCCAATTTCAACGCCGATGATGGCGATGTACTGGACGATGACGCCTTCTTTGTTGACTCTGGCCTGATCCTGGATAGCCCGGTCACCATCACGGCGGCGACGAAGGCAAACCCGGTGGTCGTGACCGCTGCCGCCCATGGGTTCAGCGACGGCGATCTGGTCGATATCGAAGATGTCGCCGGCATGACGGAACTTAACGCTACCCGTTATAAGGTGATAGAGAAAACGACCAATACGTTCGAACTGATGGCGACCGCCGGCAAACCCGTCAGCGCCGTCACCAGGGCGAACCCCGGCTCGGTCACCTGTGTCGCGCACGGGTTTTCCAGCGGAAATGAGATCGGCTTCTTGTCGGTCGCGGGCATGACAAATTTGAACGGCAACGCCTATACCATCACCAAGGTGGATGCCAATACGTTCACCATCGGCGTCGATAGTTCATCATATTCAGCCTACACGTCCGGCGGCATCGCGTATCTTCTGACAAACGGTGCCGCGTTCACTACCTACACGTCGGGCGGTGAGGTCCGACAGGCCATAGCCAGCATATCCGGCCTCGACCATCTGGAGGGCGAAACGGTTTCGGTACTCGCAAATGGCTCGGTCTATCCAGACCAGGCGGTGGCGTCCGGTGCCATAACTTCCCTGGACCCGGCGGTATCGAAGGCAAAAGTCGGGCTTGGCTATACCACCACCATCCGTACCCTGCGCTCGGATGTAGGCGCCCAGGACGGCACCGCGCAGGGCAAGATAAAAAGGGTCTTCGAAGTCATCGTTCGCCTGATCAATACGCTCGGCGTCAAGATCGGCAAGGACGCATCCAACCTGGACGAGGTCAAGTTCCGCGGCGGCGACGATCCCATGGACAGCGCACCGCCCCTGTTCAACGGCGACAAGGTTATCAAGACCAATACCGGCTGGGACCGCGAGGGTCAGATTACGATTGTGCAGGACCAACCCCTGCCGCTGACGGTGTCGGCGGTTATTGTTAGATCATTGGAAAGTGACGGCTGATGTGTTCACCGACTTTACTATTGGTTGGCGCCACTGCCTTGTCGGCGGTTAGTTCTATATCCGGCGGCATGGCAGCGAAAAGCCAAGCAAAACGCCAAAGGGAGATCGCCGAGGGCAATGCCTTACGCGCCGACCGCAACGCCATCGTGCGAGGCAACCTTGGCGCCGTCAACGTGTCGCGTATTGGGCGACAGTTCCAAGTATCGAGCGGCAAGATGAGGGCGAACATAGCAAAGGCTGGCGTCGAGATAAGCGGTAGTCCGCTGGCCGCGCTGGTCGCCGAAACCGTGACCGGCGCCGTCGCCGAAATGACCGAGGCATTCAAGACCGACCGCGAGGTCGAGGGATTTGAGTTCCAGGCGTATAATTTCCGCGCCAATGCAGCCGCCTACGAGGCGCAGGGCAAGAACGCCATGACCGCCGGCTTCCTGAATGCGGCCACGGCCATCGCCGGCGGTGCGTACATCGGATCGCAAGCTGGGTTGTTCAGTTCGCTTGGGGCAACGTCGGTGGCGCCTATTCCCGCCGCTGGGACCACATGGCAGACCGCAACGCCGGCAACCCCAGCCGGAACACCATTACTTTATTAGGGATGCGGCATGCCCAAATTTGAAATCACGCAACTTAGATCGCCGGCGGCGGGCCAGCCACTCGGCTATCAGAGCAACCTGCCCGATGTGGGTGGCGCCGCGATAGCAAATGCTATCGGGAATGCAGGAAACACATTGTTCAAGATCGCCGAGAAGGCCATCGCCGCCGAAACGGCCGAGAGCGTAAGCACGGCGGTGGGTCAGGCGACAACGGAACTCGCCGCACTGGGTGCCGCCAAAGACCTCAAGACAATGGGCATCACCGAGGCGGTGCCGGAATACCAGCGCCGCGCCAAGGAAGTATACGGCCGACTGTCCGGCGCACTTTCGCCAGGCGCCAGGAACGCATTTAACCGGCAATGGTCGCAGATGGCGGCGCAAGCCGGCGTCACCTTCACCGGCAATGTTATCAACCGGTCGATACAGGTGACCGACGGGCAGAATATTAAAAACCTCGATAAGCGCATCATCGCCGCTTCAAACGGGAAATTCACACTACGCGAATTGAGCGATGGCGTAGAGAGTGTCCTGCAATTGATGCATGCCGGCACCCTGTTGGCGCCGGTCGCCGAGAAGCGCATCATCGCGTTCCGCACCCGCTTCGCCAAACAGGCGATTGTAGGCGTGATCAATCGCAGCACCACCATCGACAGTTTGAATGGCATCAAGAACCTGTTGAAAGATGACGGCAAGGAACTAAAGGGAGACCTTTCCACGCATTGGAAGTCTCTCGATGCCGAGGACCGGCGCACCATATACTCCAAGGCGCTGACTGATCTGGGTCATTTGCAGACCGCCCAGAACAAGGCGCGCATCGCGAGCGATAAACTTGCCGCCGATAACCGGGACAAGAAAGGCACGATTGCCATTATAGATATACTGGCGGTCGATGCCGGCATTGCCACTGAAGAACAAAAGAACCGGTTTGCTCTGTATTCTCCGCACTGGATACAGTCCCAAATCAGGATCGGCAAGTTAAAGGGGACCGATGGTGTCGCCATCCAGAAGTTGATGGATGGCATGGGTGACGCCCAGACAGACTTGCCGGCGGTCAACGCCCTGACGCAAAGCATCTACGCCATTGCCGACATGCCGCAACCCCAGCAGAAGGCGCAACTAGAGGTGGCGCGTTCCGAGATCACAAGAATGCTCGGCGGCAGGGACGAGCGCAGCCGCCTTGAGGTTGCTGATGTTACAAGGCTTAATGCGCTGATTACGAAGGTGGGCAAGGAGGGGTTCAAGGAATCGCCGCAATACAAGGCGCGGGCATCCCTGGAACATTCGCTGGGCGTTAGTACGGCGGCGCGGCCCCGGAGGTTGATAGGTGATCCCGACCCACAGCAGGTCATTCGTATCGAACGCGCCATGCGCGAGTACGATAGCCGGGTTGCAGATGGTGATGCTCCATGGGATGTCCACCAAGACTTACTGGAAAGGGCTGTCGATGGCATGCCAGACCAAAGCAGTTACCCATCGCTACGCTTTGGGCCACGCAAACTCATCATTGAATATACCAATGAAGACTTCGAAGAAGTAACGAGACGCGCCACCCTACATTTCAAGGATGGTCGCATCACGGACCGGGCGCGGCGTGATATAATGAAACAAATTGCCGAAATCAAAATGATCAGGCTTCGACTTAAATTGATAAAACCAGCCCAGGATGTTGGCGCCGCCGCCAAAAAGCAAGCTTTCGAAGATGCCAAGAAAGGTCGTAAATAACATGGATGTAGCAGACCTGTACTTGGAAACCCGCCGCCACGCCAACGCTGTCAACACCGACGAGTGGATCGCCCTTGAAGATGCCGGCATGGACCCCGGCGATGTCCTGTTCGATACTCCGGTCTACGACAAAATTGAAAAGCGTATCGTCGGCAACCGGCTACAGCATGTCGGCATCGGCAACGATGACGCCGAGGGCGAGGCGATCCTTATGGAAGGGGATGCGCCGGCGGATACCGTTCCCGCGCCTACAGATGCCGTACATACATCTACCATCGACCCACAAACCGGTAAGCCAGTAGTCTCGCTACCTATACCTATGGGGGCTGGTGCCGAGGCCGATGCGGAAATAGAACAGCCGGGTATAATTTCTGAATTTGGTGACTTCGCGAATACCGTTTTCACCACCATCGGCGACCTACCTGATGCGCTAATCAGGGGTTTTTTCAAGGGTGGCGCTGAAGCGGTACATGCTTTCGGGTTGCTTGATGATGACCAGATCGCCAAGGTCAGAGAAGCTGCCAAGTTCTCCAGAGGTCTTGTTGAGAAAGAGGGCGTTAATCCTATCGTTTCCGGTCTTGTTGAGGACATCTCCGCTATCGCTGCGCCAGCGATACCTATCTTTAGGGGTCTGCAAGCCGTGGGGTTGGCGAGGGGGGCAGCAATTATCATCGCCGAGGGACTGGGCGATGCTCTAGGCACTAATCCTGACGATCCGGCTTTAGCAAATATGCTGCAAGATATGATTGGCGAAGATGGTGAAGGGGTATTAACCGAAACCTTGAAGATACTGGCAACTGACCCTAACGATCCAGAGATCATAAACCGGGCGAGAAGGTTTGCTGAAGGCGCCGGTATCGGACTCGCATTTGAGGGCATCATCAAGGCGATACAGAAATCGCCGGGAACCATCGCAGCCATGAAGCAACGCTGGGCCGAGGGGAGGTCGCCTATCCCGGTCGGCGGATCGATTGAGGATGTTAGCGGCGGGCCGGTACTGCCGCCGCCTCAAAAGCTGGCGGCTGGTGGGGTGACGCCGACGCCGGGGCCGCTCCCTAGCCCGCGTAGAGTTGGTACAACAGGTCAATATATCGGTGCGCCAGGTGGAGTGGATACTCCCCAGAAATTATCTGGGTTGCGGCGGAAGATTGCGGCTCTTGCCAGGGAAGGTGAACCAGGGCGGTTTTGGTATGAGCGCAGTGGTCGGCAATTATTGGAAGCGGTCGGCGGTGACATAGATGAGGCCGATAAATTAATCCAGGCAATTGCCGTAACGTCACCAGGGACAAGAGTGAAAGGTAATTTTAATTTCGCGCTTCAAGCCTATTCGCAATGGAAGGCCGGTAAGCCGATTAAAACAGGCCGATTCCCAACGTCAATGAGCAAGAAGTTGGAAGAAATTTTCGCCGGCAAAGATTGGGCCGGTAGGAAAACTGACGATTTCTACAACAATTTAATGATTCATATAGCCCCGGAGAGGGCTGGACCTGTGACCGGTGATATCTGGATGTTAAGAGCATTTGGTTTTACTAAAGCCAACGAGATGCCTTCTCCCCAACAGTATGCATTTATGACCAGGGAAACCCAAAAGATTGCCAAGCAGCTTGGTTGGGAACCGCACCAAGTCCAGGCTTCTATTTGGGTAAATATGAAAGCAAGATCAGAAAACCCCGACGTTAAAGCGATTACGGAAAAAACATCAGAAGCGGCGGGTTGGATTACTTATAAGACAAACAAGAAAGGCAAAAAAGAACGGGTGATTCTTGACAAAGAAAAACATATGGGCAATTGGCTTAAACATTCTATGAAATATACGCCAACGGCGGAAGACATTGGCAGAGCGAAATTTGATTACGCTGATTCTTTGCGAGAAAATTTAGCCCAGGTTTCATGGGAAAGCATCCCAGGCCGTACCGGCAATCACATGCCAGAGATGTTCAATGCTCCGTATGAACAGCAAGCGGAATACCATGTAGCAATTTCCAAGGCGTTTCTGGATGACGGTGGCGGCGATATAGCAGCCAAAAAACTGGGTATTTTAACCCCTGGTGATTTTGAGGCTCCGGGGTATTTTGGAGGTAAGGTAAGTCCTGGCACTCAAACAGAGGTAGTCGCGCCTCCAAGGTTTAAGGGTTCGCCTACAAAACAACTGGAGCCAGCCTCCGTTGATCTTATTCGGGCG